AGTCCCAGACGTTGGGCAATCAACCCCCCAGCGATATTGCATGCTGCTAGGCCAGACCAGAACCGTTCACGGGATGTGAACTTGACATCCTTATCCAGCTTAGCCTGAACTTTCATCAGCAAAGCTTTCGTTTCCTCTAGATTGGAAACAAGATACGCAGCGTAGATGTCCCCGGCATGCCCGTAGTTCTCAAGAAGCTGGTGGTCAAACATGTGCTTGCCAACCTCCATCGGGATGATAGCGCTAGGCTTGATTGCGTACTCCAACAAACGCATTGACTCGCCGTCTGGGGAATCTTTGGCAATGCCGAGCTTCTCGTAAAAACTAGCATTGGAGGATGCAAGGGTAATCCCTTGCCAGCTAGTCAGATTGACCCGCTCCTCGTTGGCAGCAGCCTTCATCCGGTTAGCGCCACGCCCCTGCGAGATGCTGTAAGCCAAGTCCGAAAACTCCTTCGGTGCTGTATTGGTCATCTCATCCATAGTGAAGGGTAGGTTATTCATAACCCCAAGCCTGTGCATCTTGTGTGCAAGCGTATCCTTCCAGATTGCCCCAAGGTCACGGGGATTGCCGAAAATACTGTTGCACATGTACAGCGAAGTAGACTTACCCGAACCTGACGTACTGTGGATGACGTTAATGATTGCACCCTTCAGTCCAGTGAAGCGCAGGAGCAATGAACCAAACCCCGTAAGTGCAGCAAACGCATTCGGCTCTAGGCCCGGTGCAGCGTACAGATTGAATACTTCCTTCCACTTCTCCAGAGTCCCCACAGGTTGGAGGAGGTCGGCAACTACCTTGGTAGCTGTTGACGGGGGGCTATAGAAAGTACCTTGTGCAGTGATCTCTCGATCCCCAATAATGATCCTGCTGTTGTTGTCGGCCCAGCCAAGTTGTGTACGCATGATTTCTGCCTTGTCTATCAAGTTAGAGTTTCTCAGGTAATGGATAAAGAAACTCCGTAAAAGTATGAAGCCTTTATCCTCGGTCATTACTCCATGCTTAGCGAGTAACCTTCTCAGTTCTTCCTTGTTCGCTAGAACTTCAAACGGAACTGTGAATTCGTGAATCTTCTCTCTGGGACGTATGAATCTCACCAGCGCCACTTCCCCTAAGTTGGGGTCGAGCATACGCTTAACAACGTACAGATCGTTCTCGTAAACAAGGATCGGCTCGCCCTCATCCTTGCCGACATCCAAATAAATGCCACCGTTCTTACCCCTGAAATAGGGGGTCAAATATACGGGTACAGGAACTAGAACCCCTGTAGCAGCATTTACCATCACAGCATCGTCTTCGGACTTTGTGATCTCCAGCCCTAGCATGATCGGAGACTTGATCTTGTTCCGGTGGGTGCAGTCGGCGCAGCCACCTTTGTTCTGGGATTCAAACGTAGCGCAGTGGTGTGGCCCGCCAATATCTGCGGCCTTAGCTTCAGTTTCCCCTGCCGAGTAGCTTGGGTGCTTCTCCGACATCTTGTGTATTGCCGAGTCCCTGTCTATGCAATGGGTAGCAATCGAGAGCGCTGATCTCCACAAGTTGTAGTCGATAGTTGCTTGGTTCTCGTAGCAATACATCAACTGATTGCACCCAGTGCCTTCAGCCGACCGGATCATAATGGTCTTGAAACGCTTGACTTGGTTCTCAAGCATTGCCTCCATCAGGGGGCTTCGGGCGGTTGGCAGGAATGCAGGAGCTTCAGCAAGTGGAGCAGGATCGGATGCGCCCAGCAGTGCCTTCATATCTACGTAGCTGATCGGCTCATGGGTAGAGCTAATCACCGTGACGGCAAGGGGGGACTCTTCCTTATGGTTGAACGTACCGGGAGGACGCAACACGCGCGAAGCTTCAAAAACGGACGGGTCAACGATCAGGTTGTGCTGAACACATAGAGCAGCTAGAGCTTTGCTAAGCGGTTCCCAGTCCCCTCGGCTAATGACGGAGGAGAGTATCCAGTAGAAGTGCAGCCCCCTGCCGGAATCGACAATGATGGGGCGTGGTAAGTGAGCAGCCTTGCAGAACTTCCGAACCTCTTGGAGTCCCGTGGTCTGGTCAATGTATCCCTTGACGACACCCTTGTCGTTGGGTACAGCCTTGTCGGCACCGCAGTCAACGTCCATCCAGAGAGCCTGAAAGAACTGTGCGTTACTGTGGACTCTAGTATCAGCATCGCCGTACTTGGCGCAGCCGTAGTAAATTTCTTGCTTCTTGTTGCTATTACCCAGACGCTCTATCTCAGCATCTGCTTCCTCTCGGGTATCCCAGAATGTCTGGTGAGGATACCGTCCTATTCCCATGATACAGAACCGACCCTCTTGGGGCAGAACTGTTGCAAGCAGATCAAAGGTAGACATCGTTTATTTTTCAGAAAAGTAAGGGCAACACAGGGCCGAAGCCCCGTGTTTTCCTCTGGGTTGGTGACTCTGCTGATCAGTCGAGAGTGGTCTGTAGGAATGCCACGATCCGCAAACCTACTTTGGGGCTTGGTTTAGCTCTCCCCCAAAACCATCCGTATACGGTAGCCCTAGAAACACGAAGTTCCTTAGCTACTATTCGGATGGGAATGTCTTTCTCTACACACCGCTGACCAAGCAGGATAGCCAACGAACTGTTATCTGCAAGCCCAAGGGAATTGATGAGCCGCTGGCTATACCCGTAGTTCATAGTTACTCTTCGTCAGTCCATGCGGATACAACAGCCGCATAGCTCTTCTTGGCAGGAGGAGCCGTAGCTTCCACCTTCTTCGATGGACGCTTGACCGGCTCGGCGATCTCCTCTTCTTCCTCTTCTTGAACCGCAGCCTTCGGAGCAATCTTAGTTGCAACTGGGGGAGCAGTGGGAGTGAAAGTCAAGGTCGGTGCCTTGGTAACACCGTCAGCTTGTGAAGGCGTCATGGTGACCAGAGCTTTAGTCTCTGGAGTCGAGGCAACGCGAAGTCCGACATCATACTCATTCTTGTTAATAAAACGAGTAGGGGTAAACAGAATAGACTGGTTGTCGTTGTTCTCATTGAAGCTGAGCTTCGTTACAACGTGGTCTACGCTCTTGCCGTTATTGCCAAGGTACTTGGTGTAGTTCTCAAACGTGAACGTGTTATCACCAGCACCGTCACCGAACAGGGTCTTGGAAGCCAAGTTCAACTGGTAAACCTCGCCTTCAAGGTTAGTGCCAAAGTCTTCCTCCAGCAAGACAGCAATCCTGCGCGAATAACGGCAAGCCTTGGAAGTACCTTGACCGGAACCCTTAACATTCTGGGAGCAGCCGTTACAGGTACTAGCTTGTGGGCTTGCTGACTTGGCATCAGGTGAGCGCCCGTCATTAGAGAAGCAGTCGGGCGAAGTCGGCTCAGCATCTGCACTCCACTGGGTAGCGTAGAAGATACGACCAACATGAGGTGCAGCGTTAACGATCACTACGTTAAGGTCACCCTTAACTTTGCCCATCTCTTCGCCACCGACAACCTTGCGGAAGATGCCGTTTTTCGGCACGATACGCTTGACACGGGGACGACCGACAAGGCTCTTGGTAAGTTCGCTGACCCCTTGAAGGAAGTCGGGAACTGCTTGGTCAAACAATTGCAATTGGGTACTCATTTTCTAACTCTCCTAACAACGATGGTAAATTCCCTGTCCATGTTCAAACCTTCGGGCAGGATTTCGGGGTGGTCTTCAAGAAACTGCTTCATGTTTGTCTGATGAAGTCGTTTCTCTAGCAGGGGGAACGCATTGTGTTCATGGATGAACTTGTGCATAGACTCCCAATCGTTCGTCCAATATCTAGTCTTGATTGAACGGATGATCGTCCCCGCTTTTGTCCTGATGCTATCGCAGTCGAACTGCTTACAGACACCAAGCATTTGCTCTTGTAGCAAATCCATTTCACCCTTCAAAGTAGCATCGCGCTCTTCAAAGGTGTTCTTCAATTCGGCTCTAGCATCCCTGATGTTGATGTAAGCTTCCGTAATCTTGCCGAGTACGATCTGATCTCCATCGACATCATCAATGTCATCTACTTCCAACTCTTCTTCACTCATCACTGGCTCCTAACGACATGGGGATGATCCCCCACAACTGAATAATAACGTA